GGGCAGTACAATCGTTCAGAAGACAAAGTAAGGGAAATGAGAGGAGACTACCCATCAATTGTCCACTTTTCTGAAGTACCGGTTTAATACCCGATGATCCAGGATAGACAAGTAGATGGGGAGAAATCTCCTTCATTGCCCAACGCTTTGTTGGTTCATGATCAATTGATTCCAGAATACCCTGTAAAAGGGCTTTCGAAGCTTCAATTGAAAATGAATCCGTCGCGGCGGAATAGTCGCCAGAAATCCAAACTGAGTTAGGAGTAGAATTATCGAACAACCGCTTAACCGCGGTGTTCAAATTATTCGTTCCATGAGTTAAAGTAAATTGCTTTTCTTCACCCATGGCCTCCCACATCGCTCTCTGGAGGGGTTTCAAACAAAAAGTTTGACCAATTCCTGCTGTGATTGTACGAACCTTCAAAGGCTCGACAATCGGAACCACCCTGACCGGTAACGGTCCTGGTGGTGGAAAAGCAGAAAAGGTCAGACCCTTTCTTGAAACCCCTCCCTGTTCCAGTCCTTTCAGGACTGACTCAGGGAGACCCGATGTCCGAAGAAGAGGAATTAATGATTCCCCTTTTTCTTCTCGGTTTAGAGTCTTCTGGACCCAATTCCTCCGAATATTCTCATGCCAGAGCTTTCTTCTTGAATACTCAAGGAGAAGCTCCCTCGAATCCACCAAATTGATGGGCTTCCAGTGATCTAGGAAAGATCCTGTCCTCAACCTATCCGTCATTGCTGAGGGAAAGGTCAAATAATTACTATCGCTTACCTGAGCATCATAACATGATCGCTCTATTTGCGATGAACCACGACGAGTAAAGTCAGGTTTCTCCTTAAGTGTAAAAACACCGGAGTCCTCGACCGTAATCGGATAGTGGAAACGCCTCCAAAATGAAGTTTGATCAATGATCGGAGAACCATTCTTTTTATAGACTTGGTTCAGATCCTGATTATACCTCATATTGGAAGTAGTAATTAAAATTGAGGATGAGAATTTCATTCCTTTTTCACGGAGGTCCGCCATTGGGAGGACATAGGGACAACAAGACACCAAGGTTTGAAATTCCTTAACGTCATTACCTTCTGTCGACTGACCAAGGTCATCGAAGATAGTAATCGGTTGTCCACTATAACCATCCCAATGGTCAACGTGGCAGGTTCTTTGGTACACTAAATCTTTTCCTTTTACACCGGGAAAGAGAGAACTCAGGATGGCTAGAAATCTAGACAAAACTGAACTCTTACCCTTTCCCGGCTGCCCGAAGAGACCTATTACAAAAGGTTCAACACGATCATCAGGATCCTCCCCTGCGGGAAGATCCACCAAATGGTCGTGATAAACCAGGTCACCCTTGACTCCACCTCGATTCCGAGGAAAGGCAAAGGTAGCCTTGTTCGTGGGAAAAAACCCACGATCATATTGATAATATCTCTTCACCCTCTTCCCGAATTCACGGCCCCTCTCTCGAAGTTTTTCCAAGACTTCGGGGGAGATACCGCGGTGGGGAGAGGAGAGCTGATCTCGATGTTTGATTAAGGTATCAAGGATAAAATCCTCAGGTACCTCTTCACATAACACCTTTGATTGTAAACAGGAAAAACAGAAACGAATCAGCCCTTCCGGTGACAAGAATGATCGAACTTCCTTCCAGATATCCGGAGGAAATAAGACAATCGAGTCACCCTGAGGCAATTCGTGCTGATCCAAAGATTTAGAGACCAAAAGACAAAGAGAATTCTTTATACACTTAATCAACTGGGACTCCGATAAGTTCTTTTTCTTCAATTCTGAAAAGATTTGAAGGAAAATTGCTGATAAGAGATTATCTGGTAGGGGTAACATCAGGTTACTCCGGACCCGTTGATTACACTTAAGATTTTTCAAACGAAACATCTTTAGTGTTAGATAAAGTGCATAAGAAAGTTTTAGAGAGTGGAATACTAACCTCGGTTCTTTAAAAACCAAGGGAAATATTCCATTGATTGTGTCTAATGGTACATCGTAACGGAGAGCGAATCTTGAATAGGAAAAATCCGGTTCAAGTTTCTCAATCTTATAACGATACGCCACTAGTTTTGATTCTTGTTTTGTCTTCTTACCAAAGTTTTTCTCATTTATTAAATAAGAAAAACCTTGGTACTCCTCTAGGAGGCATACATCACGAAGATGTAGAAGACTTAACAGAACCCGATCAAGTTTGTTTTCACCTAGAAAGTACCCTTTTCGCAAGAAAAGGGACTCAAAGGTTTCAACATCCAACTTGGAGCATCCAGCCATGGTAGGTTTACGCCTACCGTCGCTTCCGATCTTTTTCCGGATCGGAGACGTGGTTGTTTGTTCTGAAGTATGGGATACTCCCCATTGGCTAACTAGGCCAATAGAGAGGGAATTTCCATTGATGAAGAGACTGAGTTGAAAATAACAGTAGGTGGGGGAACCCACTTATTTCAACAAACATTCCATCGATAGGGACCTTTCCAAAGGTCCTTTGAGTTCCCGAGATAATAA